GTTATCATTTATCTGAAAATGATGCTCCGCAGCCTGAAAGATGATGGGTATTTGTACTATGACGGCTTGGAGGAAGATTTTCCGGCAGAACTTGCCCTTGATTTGGACGAGGAAGAGGACAACGTACAAGTAACGCTGAACTTCTTACTGCAACACGGAAAGCTGGAGATCCGCAGCGAGCAGGAATACTTCATGCCGGATATGAACATCGGCTCTGAAACGGCAGTTGCAGAGCGAGTGAGACGGTGCAGAGCAAACAAAAAGCAAAGCGAAGTGTTACAATGTAACGCACCTGAAACGCAAGTGAAACAAAATGGAAACGGAGAGATAGATATAGATAGAGAGATAGATAAAGAGAAAGAAATCTATCTATCTATCTTAGATAACGACCAAGAAAAAAATCTTTCAACTTTTCAACAATCAGCACAACCACCAACGCTATTAGAGGTCAAACAGTATGCAGAGCAGAAAGGCATCCATACAGATGTTCAGAAGTTTTACAGCTATTACAGCGAACGTGGATGGAAAACCAAGAACGGTCAGCCAATCACAAACTGGAAAGGCACACTGGCTTATTGGGGCAAGACAGACGGGACCTGTCAGGGCAAGCGAAAGCCGGAAACCTATGTTTCAGAGAATGCAGCAGCCTATGAGAGCCTAATCTATAACCTACAGGAGAATGACGACAGTGACAAGGCATAAAAAAGAGCCCTGTTGCTGAGAGGGTGCAACAGGGCATCAAAAGGAGAAATAAATTGGAATTACACCGAAAGGGATCGGTAAGATTATCATACTTCTTTTCGGGTTCGGTGTCAAGCAAAAAGGAGGAAAAGTTTGTGGATGGAGAAGCCATTTTTGCAGTGGTCTGTGTGCTGGGAATGTTCGGAGCGGCTGCATATCATATTGCAATGCAAATCAAGAACGGCTTGCAAGAACGGTACAGAGAACCGCCGAAGCCAACACCGGCGGAGCAGAGCGAAGAAATCTATGGATTTAACTTTTACGATGTGTCTCACGGAATTGACAGCACGGTAACGATTCGGGAGCATCTCGAAACGCTCCAGCGGCTGCAAACCAAGATTGATTTGAGCCGGGAGAATCTGTGTGGAAGTTATCGGGTGGTACAAATCCAGTGGCACGATGATGTGCAGAACAGGTATCTGACCTATGATTTTCCTGTATCGTACGGAGAGAATGCAGCTCTTTTAGAGCAGTTAGTCTGTGCGGAAAAGCAGCGGTTGACCACTTCCCTGTTCAGCGAGATTCAGAAAATGAGCCAATACGGTGAAGTCAAAACCGTGGATAAAACCGAGAGGGGAGCAGGGGAGAGGGGAGAAAAAAAGCGTGAGTGAGATCAAGTTTTGCAAGGATTGCGGATGCGTCCTTGGGACACGGGAAACGCTGGGGCGGCAACGGTTTAACAGCCTGAAACGCTGTCCGGAATGCCAGTCCATACGCCGAAAATTGCAGAAGGCAGACTACCAGAGGGAATATCGAGGAGATGCCCGAACCGTCCGCCGGAAGCAAAAAGAAGAAATCGTCAGGCTGTCGAGAATATCGGATCTGCAAGCGGAAATCATATCCCGATTGAGAGAAGAACTAAACGATATGGAAAGGAAGAACCAAACATGAATGCATATGCACGATTGACAGCGTTGGAAAACGCCATCAAGTCCAGAATCCTGTTGTATAGCGAACAGCTGTTCGCTGACATGACAGAGGATTCCATGTTCCTGAACGAACTCTATTACCTGCTGGGGAAAAGAGAGGAACTCTTTCAGGAACTGGGCTGCTCTTATTCTACAGCAAGTCAGAAGCAGGAGGAACAGAAATGAAAAAGATTCTGAAACTGAAAGCAGTTCTGCATGAAGACCATCAAATCAGCTGCCGTGCTGCGTTTAGGGGTGCGAATGCAGCGGAAACGGGTGCTGCATTGTGTACGCTTGTTTCCAATGTAGCAGAGCACATTTTTCCAGATGCGGAAGCACAGAAGCAATTCATTTATGATATTTCCCGTGCATTGCGGGAAGTGCAGGACGAGAGAGGAGATATTGAAGCATGACGAATGTGGTTGTAATCACAGGAAGGCTGTGTGCGGATCCGGAATCACGGCAGACACAGAGCGGCACGGCGGTTTGCCATTTCCGTCTGGCGGTTGGCAGAAATCGAAAGGTGGAAGGGAAACCGGAAGCAGACTTTGTCAGCTGTGTATGCTGGGGCAAGACCGCAGAGTTTGCAGTTAAGTATTTACATAGGGGCGGTATGATTACCGCCGAAGGTCGGCTACAGAATGCGGACTATACCGACAACAATGGCGTGAAGCACTATGCAATGGAAGTCAATGTGGATCAGCTGAACTTCTGTGGTGATGGAGGCAATTATCCGCAAAACTACCCATCGCAGCAGCCGAACGGCTACAACGCACCGCAGGGCGGATATTATGATGGGTATTACGAGCAAGCACCGCCACCGCCGCAGAACTACGGGCGGCGGTAAGCGATGGCGAAAGAGAAACGCCCATACGGAACGCCACGAATCGAAATCCGGAATGGATACAAGTATGCGGAATGTGCGTGGTGCAAGCAGTGGTGGAATGTATCCTGGCAGTTTTCGGGCTGGTATTTATGCCCGAAATGCCGCCGGAAATGGGAAAGGAGCAGGAAAGATGATCAGATGCTTTTTGATACTTACTTTGGCTGTCATGATTAAGGTTGCTTTTGACATCCACAATCACAAGGTGGATGCCGAAGCAGGGGCAAAACTGGAACGGATTCCGAAAGGAGAAGACGTATGAAGAAGAAAAAAGAAGTGAAAGTACCGAAGAGCCGGCAGCTTCTGAGCATGGCAATTGAGCTGGCAGCACAGTCTGAACGGCTGGTTCTGCTGAATGAGGTCGGATGCGTGGATGATGTCATTCAGGTTGCAGAGCAGCTGTGCGTAAAGCTGGGCAATCTGATTGCCTTTGCAAAGGATATACAGAGAGGAGCGAATCAGCATGACCTTAAAGGAATGCATGAAGAAAAAGAAACCGTACATGGTGCATGAAGAAGCGATTGGCGGTGTGGATGGCTGCCCAAGCAGTCAACCTTTTCTGCATTGTGAAAAGGGACTGTGTGAGCAGGACGACAAGGGACGGGGCAGCACATGGACAAGTCTTTGCACATACTGCTGGAATCAGCCAATATCTGCTCCGGACGATATACCGAAGCAGTGCTGCCGCTGCAACATCAGCGGTGTGCCACTTATGAAGTCAGCAAACGGCGGTCTGTATTGTGCAGACTGTGCCGGATTTTTAAAATAACAAGCGAGAGGGAGCAAGAATTATGAAAGACTACATCGAAACACAGTACAAGAATCTGGACTTACTGGACGAAGCAAGAGAAAAAGCCGTTCCGACCGCTCCGGAAAATGTGGAAACATCTACACTGATGGATGGATATGTTTGGTG